GATGGAGCTACCCAATCACTATCATTGTATATAAAATTTAATTGATGAGTCATTAGTTTTTAAGTTTTGCAGTTTGTCCTTCAGCATATAAATTTTGTATTGCTTCACTCATAGGAATTTTACATTCGAATATATAACAATCCGCACAATAATAAACTTGTTTATGAATAATTACTGAAGGTATTACATTACACACTTCACATTTAATTAATCTACTTTTCTTTTTTGGCATCTTTTAAATGTTCTATTTCTAAATCACAATAGTGTTTTATTTTTTCTAAATCTTCTATTTGTTTTCCCTTGAATAAATATCTACAAACATATTTTATAACGTTTGCTTGAAATGGGTTTAAACCATTTTTTCTAATAAATGTCCAAGGTTGAATTGAAAAGTGTTGGTAGTGAGATCCCCCAATTTGTCTATCTTGTGGAAATGCTTCATCGAACATACTTTTATCTGACATAGTTAGCCTCATATTGTTTGTAATATTTTCCCAATGGAAAATTATATTGGTGATAGGTACCCAACAGATGGAGTGTGCTTTTAGATCTAGTGGCACCCGTATACCAAACCCTAAGTTCTTTTACTTTATCTGCTAAATTTTTTTTATCAAAGTGTGATGGAAAATTACATTTGCTCGCCAGGACAACATTATCTGCTTCACCACCTTTTACCTGGTGTATAGTATCAATAATTATTTTAGGAGGTTGTGATAAATCCACACCCTCTTTCATAAGTTTTTGAAAATACTTTTTATCTTTATCTTTAAATTTTCTTTTAAACACTTCAGTCCAAGGACCCTTTTCGTCTCGCATACCACACCTTAAATGTAATTCATCAAAAGTAAATACTTGATTTGGATGTGCAAAACTCCATTTTTTACTGTCCGTTGACCGGTAGCCGTGGTCAATGTTTAACAAGAACTCGTACATTGTTGTAGCTTCTTCTCTAGTAATACTACCACCCTCACAAATCTTCTCCCAATAATTAATTGCTGAAAATTGATTAGGATCAAAAGACTTATTATTTTTTTGATCTTGGTAATACAAACCTAAGTTCTTTGCCTCCTGCTGCAACTCCTTTTTCACATCATTAATTCTAGCCAACACCATCCAACTACCATCCATATTCCAAGGTACTTTTTTTAAACCACCCCATCTATAGATTGCTCCCTCCTTACCATTTGAGTGAAATTCTTTTTGAACTCTGTTATCTCCCATACTATTTAGTAAACAATTGGAAAAGAAATGTATATTTTTGTTTAGTCTAACTGACTTTTTTAACACTAAAGTTTTACCTGGAAAGTTTTGAAATAGGTCCACATCAGCACCATTCCATTCGTAAATTGCTTGATCATCATCCCCTGCAATGTAAACTCGCTCTACTGCACTTGCTATCTTTACAACCATATCCCACTGCAACGGTGTTAGATCCTGAGCTTCATCTACCATCAAAACCTTAAAAGGAATAATTAATCCATCGTTAATAAATTTTTCTACCATGTCAGTAAAGTCTAACCTGTCCGGTGTCCGTTGGCCGTTCTCCATCTCCATTGTTTTAAATTCTTGATACCCTGCAATGATAGATTTGAACTGTTGTAATCTAACAGACTTTCTAGTTTGTTGTTTATATAACCACACAGGATCAACTTTCATGTTTCTTGCCCTGTCATATATTTGAAGTGACCAGTTGTTATAAACTTTCGCATCATCATAATTATCTTTGTAACCAACCTTCACAGTTCCGTACTGAGTATGAAACATCAGCAGGTCTGCCTTTGGATCTAATACGGGAATTTCAGCAAACTGTTGTCGGGCCAAAGAATGTAGTGTTCTAAAATATGTGAAAGCATCTTCATCATAACCTTTAAACTTTTGTCTTACCCTTGCAACACATTCATTAACAGCCTTGTTGGTAAAAGATACGTAACAAATCTCATCTGGTGAGTAACCTTTTTCTAAATATCTTTTAACTCTTTTAAGTAAGTTTTCAGTCTTACCTGTACCTGGAGGTCCAAATATTTTAATTGTCTTCCCACGCAGCTTTTGCTTTAACGAACTTGACATCTTTATTTCTGTGCTCACTCTGTTTTGGCAGCGCTACTACCCAGTGCCTAGATTGTATACCTTTAAACTTAGACTTGGGTTGTGCACCTCCTGTTTCTAAAAATTTTGTACATTCTTTTTCATTCCAATTATAACCCATTTTTTTCATAAAGTTTTTAAAGGTTTCTAATTTAAATCTCATTTCGATATCATCCTTCCAAATATTTCCAGAATCTATTTGATCAAACTCAGTAGTATCTTCAACATCTTCAAGGAACCTAGACATTCTAGAATTAAACACATCAGTAAGTTCCTCCACACCATCAAAGCCTTCCATGTCTTGTTTGTTAGACATTAACTCTTCTAGCCAATCTCTATAAGGATCTGGATCTCTTTTGGTTGGTTTTAAAGATCTCCAAACAATATCATAATTAAGCAGCGCTTCTCCTAACAACTGCTGTTGGTATAATTGTTTTGTTGATAATCTAATTGATTTACCTTGAATAGGTAATATCCAATAAGGTTCTGGATATGAATTTACTTTTGTAAGTTTACCAACTTCAGGCAAAGCTTCATTCTTACCAATACCATGTGCTCGTCTTAAACAAGTTGCAGAGGAACAATGCATTCTAGCAATAGATGTTTTACATTTATAAGTATATTCTTTATTCTCTACACCTTTAAAAATATTATTTAACTCCTGCGGATGGAGTGGTTCAGAGCATACCTTAGACATCATGTTACGTGTCCAATCTTCGTACATTACAGGATCTGGATTTATTTTTTTAGCCAACACAGCTACATTAAACATAGCATCATTACGACCTTCACCTTTGTTAACTTTATTTTTCATGAAATTAACTACACAAGGTGGATAATCTTTTGTGTCATCATCTTGAAATACTTTTAGCTTTTTAAATTGTGCAGGGGTAAGTCTATATTCTGATACAAACTTAAATAAATTTTCTAGTTTAATTGAGTTGCCATCATTATCCATGCAAACTCTTGTTGTCATGTGTGCTTTTTGATAAGGCAGGTTTACAAAATTACCTTTTCTTTTTTGATCCCAACTCTCAGGAGTTAGATCAACTTCATCCTGCGCAGGGTAAATATCAGTTGTTGTATCATTGACACCTAAATCAGATGCGATCTCTAATAATTTTTTTCTCATTGATGATGCTGCAACAACACCATCAATGAATAAAATTAAATGGAGTCCGTTGGATTTTGATCTGAATGGGACGAGCGGGTATTTCCTTTTCCGTATAACTGATATAACTTCCTTATGTTGTATATTGTAGCGATCAACATCGATGACCCCCCAACTGCATGAATTATCATCTCTGATAGGGACACTTCCATAATATTTTTCTCCTTTTAAATGTTGTAACCAATCATCCTTGGTCATGGGTTTAGGTTCAACCCAATGTCTGAATTCTTGCTTACCATCACGATCACGTTTGTGACCTAAAGGTACGGAAGCGCCAAAATATGTAGTAGAGCCTTGGAAGAGTTCTACAAACTCTCCCAAGGTCTTGTCAAGTATCTCCATTGTTAGAATGGAGTTTTTTCTGTTTTCTCTTCGTTGGAGTGATTCGCTCTCACTGCACCTTTTTTACATGACTCATAAAAGTCATAAGCTGCTTTGATTGTTTCTTCGCTCTCAACTTGTCCTGTATGCTCAATCTCCCAACCATACCAAGAACCTAAGTTGTTCTTTTCTAGAACTGTCTTAAGTTTGTACTGTTGAGTAAATGGTGCAGGTCTAAAGAAACCTTTACCATCTGCTTTTTTTGATCTTAAGGACATCATCATTGAATTCCACTTTTTAGATTTTTTTCTTTGAGTAGATTTCATAGTTATTAAGGCTGTAGATGATTTACCTTCTTCTACTACCATTACATAGTGAGAAGCAGTTTCTTCTACATAGTTACCATTCTCAAGCCTATCCTTGCCTTTTTCATCCCGTGTCGTTTTAGACATGATATCTGAATCAGCTGGATAAACATTAACAGGAGCGACAGCACCTTTATCTCTGTCCTTCCATTCAATGTACTCTAGTTTATAAAAACAAGGTATAACATCCATACCTTCAGCGCCATTATATAACTCGTTAGTAACAGTGTTGTAGATCATTCCAGGTCTTGCATCAGCATTAAATTGGCTATCACCTTGTGTTACTTGAGGCGATAGTTGACCTAGAACTTTAAGAAATGGTAACGCTAAACTATTTGAGTCTACGTTATCAAATCCTTCATCGGCAAATTGCTCTAAGTTAATAGTAGCAACTGCACCGGCTTCTTTTTTAATCGATACTTCGTTCGATTGTCCGTCTTTTATTTTCATAGTATTACCTATTATTTGTTAGTTATTTTCGTTTTATTTGCGATGTACACACCGAACAAATCAAATGGTAATTTCTTACCGCCTTCAACTTGTTCTTTAACAAACGCCTTCAAAGTCATGGGCTCAACTTTTTCTTTTTTATTATAGTTGAATCCAAACTTATCACACACGCTTATTAATTCAGAGACTTGATTGTCTTGTCCTCGACCAAATGATGCCGTAACAGTATTTTTAATTAGATCTTCAAATCCGTTACTTCTCAAATAACCAAAGGCTTCGTCAATACGTGACTCAGGAATTTTTGCTGCATAGAATGGTTTTACTTCTACAGTAGATCCATCACTTAACTTCAGCAAAGATACACCAGCTTCCTGCATCATCTCTGGAATTGTTCTCTCCTCTAAATCACGAGCTTTGTTTTTTAGAGTAGATAATTTTTCTTCTTCATCTTCGATATCTTTTCGGAGACTTTTTAGTTCGTTACATTTATCTGAAATAGACTTAACACTATCTTGGCTAAGATCTATATTAGACATTTTTTCAATATCTATTTTTTCCATATTTCCTCCGTCAACGTCATTATTTTATTTTCTTGACCTTTGCAAGTAAAAAAATATATATAATTCAGGATGTGGAAATACCCTTATAAGACTACCCCATATGAGCATCAAAGAAATGCTTTAAATCAATCTGCAGAACAAACGCAGTGGGCTTACTTCATGGAGATGGGAACGGGAAAAACTAAAGTTACTATAGATAATATGGCTTATCTATTCTTTCAAAGAAAGATAAATTCTGTTTTAATTATTGCACCTAAATCTGTTTATCTCAATTGGGAGAATGAAATTGAAACTCATATGCCTGATGTTTTAAAATATAAAATATTTAGGTGGAATGTTGATAAACCAAAAGATTATCATGCACTCGAATCGTTTAAAGATCTTAAAATATTTTTAATAAATGTTGAAGCATTATCAACTAAAAGAGGATTTAATGCTTGCATAGATTATCTTAAAGAAAATAAATTAAATTTTGTAACGGTAGATGAATCAACCACAATAAAAAACAGATCAGCAAAAAGAACAAAAAATATTTTAGCACTACAAAAATTAGCTCTGATAAGGCGTATACTAACAGGATCGCCAGTAACAAAATCTCCATTAGATTTATATACACAATGTCAATTTTTAAGTCCAGAACTATTAGGTTTTTCTAGTTATTTGGCCTTTAGAAACAGGTATGCTGAAATGACTGATATACCAGTCGGCTCCGGAAGATACATAAGTGTTCCTAAATATTATAAAAGATTAGAAGAATTGGAAATGAAACTTAAACAATTTGCTACTCGTATTCGTAAAGATGAATGTCTTGATTTAAAACCTAAGGTTAGGCAAAAAAGATATATAGAATTAGAAGGTGAAGGCAAACAAATCTATGAGAAATTGAGAACTTCAGCTCTAGCAATTGTAGAGGATAGTACAATCTCTTTTTCTAATAAACTAACTGAAATAATTAAACTTCATCAAGTTTGTAACGGTTTCACAAAAAATGATGATGGTGAAATCATGACTTTGCACAAATCAAAGTTGAATGCTCTTGATGAAATACTTGAAGAAACAGATGGTAAAATAATTATTTGGGCTAATTACATTTATAATATTACTGAAATCATAGAATTTTTAGAAAAAAAATATGGTAAAAAATCTGTGGTCAGTATATATGGTGCTGTAGATGTTCAAACACGTAAAGAAGCTGTTAGAAGAATACAAGAAGATCCTGAAACACGTTTTTTGGTGGGCAACCCAACTACAGGAGGGTTTGGTCTTACTCTTACTGCTGTCAATACTGTTATTTATTTCTCTAATAACTACAACTTAGAAGTGCGAAAACAATCAGAAGACCGTGCTC